AGACCTAGATCAAGCAGGTGGCGAGGCTCTTGCTACTAGCATTCTTACAATTGCTGCCCCTACTATTCCTGTAGCCAAGGCCGCTAAGTATGGCGGTAAACTTATTAAGTACGGAAAAGAAGGTGCCAAGACAGGCCAATTGGGTGCAACGGGTGTACTAGCAACGGAAGGTGCTGCAGTCGCTTTATCTGAGGCTATTCTTGCTGCCGAAGGTGATGAAGGTTTATTCGTCAAGGGTTCTAAGATACAAGAGGTATTCCCAAACATACCTGATGCACAGGCTGACAACTTGGCTATGTTTGTGGACGGTCTTCTAGTCAACGGTACTATGGACGGTGCGTTATCACTTATTGGCCTGGGTCTAGGTAAAGCATGGGGAAAAGTTTCTGCAGGTAAACAGCTTGCAAATAAAGAAGCCTTAAAGGCCGCTGTAAAAGATGGCACAGTTTTGGAAGTGGTCAAATATCTAGACCCTGAGATTGCCGACTTAAATGCAGTAGATGCTAAGTTGCGTATCAGTGCTTTGGCGAATGTCCTGAACAATAATCAGACAATCGAACTTGCGCTAGGCGGTGCAACTAAAAAGATTGATAACGACACAACCAACGCTTTGATGATGGGTGCGGAAGCGTACATACGTGAAACCCGTGCAGGTCTTAAATCCACAATGACACCAGAAGCTTTTGAGCAAATGGTGCAGGACAAGGCGGCAGAAATGTCGTCTGCGATGATTGGTCTATTTAGAAGCCAACAGGCTAATCCTGCAGTACAGGCTTCTGCAGACCGTGTACCTAGTCAGATTGGTGAATTTATTGGTGAAGTAGCCGACAACATCACAGAGGATAGTTTAGATGCTACCGCACAGTCTGCTGCGTCTAGTCTTGTACGACAGGCAGACAACGAAGTAGCGGGTCTTACTGCGCAGGCTGATGATGTAGCCCGTCAAACCGATGAACTACTTTCTGCACAATCTACTGTAGTAGAAAACAATCCTATTGTTCAGGATTTGATTGCTAACAACACTGGCGGCTACGGTTTGTTCAATACCAACAATCGTGAAGTACGACAGGCACTGACTGATATCGTAGTGGATGAAGGTTATGCGTTATTCAAAAGCCGTATGGACGAAGTAGACGCAGCCTATAAGGCTCTACCGCCTGCAGAGATCGATGCAGAACTGCTACGGTCCAAGCTTATGGAAGTAACCCGTGCAGCAAACGACATTGATGGATCGGGGGGCCGTGCCGCCGCCGTTCTACGTGATATCTTTGAGGGCTTTGAACCAAAAACAGTAGGTCGTCAGACAGACCCTATGCCTGTCGTAGGTGAGGCTGCAAGCGAAGCCATCATGGAAACGCCTGAACAGGTTATTGAGCGCATTACTAAAGAGGTATCGTTTAAAGACCTGTATGATCTAAAAGGTCGCTTGGCTGCAGTGATTGATAGTTATAGTAATGATCGAACTATCCAACGCCGACTAATAGAATTTAGAAATCACATTACGGATTCTGAAGCAGGTCAGTTGGCACACGTTATTGATACAGCCCCGTCTGATGTAGCTTCAGCCTATGGTGCAGCGGATCAGCTATACAAAACAGCAATGGCAGATTTTGCTAACTCTGAGCCTCTACGCCGTTTAACTGACAAAATGGCAGAGGTACGCAAGTTTGATACTGAGCGTGGTGCAATCCCAGGGGATGCGAAGCGTAACGAACCTGATATGATCTTGGGTGCCAATACCTTTGTTGATGAAACAATCGGTGATGGTACAGGCGTATTAATGGATCAGCTTACTAACATGCTGAAAGATGTACGCCCAAATACGCAACTGAATGGTGCTTTCCGTGATCTATTCCGTGCGCAGGCAGCTAATGCGTTGCGTGATGCTGTAGCGTCTGGTGCTGCCAAAGGTTCTAACAATCCGCAAGAAATCTTATTCCAAGCCTTTCAGCCTGTAAGGGAACAGCTACAGGCTCTTGGGGATACTGCGCTATTAGACGACATGGAAAGAGCGTTCCAACAGATCGAAACGGCGTATGGTAGCTTGGGCGACATTAAATTAGCGAATGACGAACTTCTTAAAAATCTAGAAGCTGACATGATTGCTGCACAAGAGAGTGTTGTAGGAATGCTGATAGATACGCCAAGAGGCTCTACAGCACTAGGTGTATCTGGCCCAACACGTAGTACACCTACTTCAAGTGCGAAAGAAGTTATTCGCAATATTATGAAGTCAAACAATTCAGAAAACCGTATCAACGAATTGATGGCTAAGATAGCTACTTTGCCCGAAGAAGCAGAGCGTAAGCTTGCTACAGAGGCGTTACAAGCTGTTGCTATGCGTGAACTAGCTAACGGCATATTCGGTGCTACAGGAACGGCTATGAAGTCGGGTACAGAGGCACGTAGAACTGTTGCCCTTGGTACAGTTTCTAAACTTTCCGAAGACGAAGCAAGCAACCTGTTTAAGTCTCTGAACGCTGTGTACGGCAAAGATGAACAGATGTCTGGTGCTGTAATTGATTTGGTGAATATGATGTACCAAACATCATTGCCATCACGGCTAAAAGTTTCACCATCAGGTTCTGATACCATTATTAATGCCGCAAGAGATAGTAACATCCGTGATGCTGTATCTACAGCGATCTTGCTTACAGCAGGTTACATGAACCCTACCGCCGCTATGCTACGGCGCATTACTGCTGTTCCTGTGGCAGAGGCAGAGCAATTGCAGAAAGATATCGCCGCACACGTATTGGCGACTGTGGTGTATGATCCAAAGCAGTTCTCTTCAATGCTGAAAGATTTGGCAGAGGGTAACACCGCTTCCGCTACAGAAAAAGCCAAGGCTACAGCCGCTGCACTAGGTGGTATGTCCGTTCTGGGTACACGCTTTGAAGTACGTGTGCAGGAAGAGGATGCATTCGGTGAAGAGGATAGTGGTACGATTGACCGTGACATGAAGCAGTTATTAGGTTTGGAGCCTGTCCAATAGAAAAAACCCTCAGACCGAAATCCAAGGGTTTTACCTAAACTGAAATAGGAAGCGACCAAACTTCCGCATTCACATATAGTATATAGTAACAGAGGTCCCTGGGTCAATAGACTTGGGGGCCTTTTTTTTATTTGTTATGCCACTTTATTCTTCCTCTGTTCCAAATAATTCTAGGAATAGGATATAGATCGTCATTAGAGGCCATGCGAACACAAATAGGATGAACATATAGGGTGGGCCACCTTCCTCTGGTTGGAAGTGCATGGTCATGAACAAAGCTCCTAACAGGTATAGCAATGCAGATAGCTGATATTCCATTATTTCGCTTCCTCTTTTAAGAACGCCCTGATCCATGTGGCACAAACATCAGACCGCACAATGTCGTCTTCAGTCATTTCGATTACAGGGAATGGAAGCATCTGTGATTTGATCATGTGTATGATCCTGCGTAACCCAGACTTTTCGTCTAAGTCTGTCTGAGCCATGTCGCCGTTGATAACCACATGGGTGTCCTCACCTATGCGTGTCAGGAACATTTTAAGCTCTGTGTAGGTGGTGTTCTGTGCTTCATCTAGGATGATAAAGGCATCATCGAAAGACTTACCACGCATAACAGAGAAAGGCTCTACGACGATGTTCCCGTCTTCTAGCATTTTCTCTACTTTGATCTTTCCTAGATGCTTAGACAGGACATCCATCAGCGGTGCTACCCAAGGTGTCATCTTTTCCTTTAGGCCACCTTTGAAGTAGCCTATATCCCTGCCGCCTGCAGCGACATTAGGACGGGTTACAACGATCTTGGATATCTTGCCCTCATAATACATCTTAGCGGCCTGTGTAGCCGCCATGTATGTTTTACCTGTGCCTGCGCAGCCTGTGACAAATATTAGAGGGTCTTCGTTTAATGCCCGTGCATATATTTTTTGGTTATATGTTTGGGCGGTTAGTGTAATTGTTTTAGAGTATTTAGGTGTGGGCGTTTCACCCACTTCCTTTTTTCGTCGGCGGGTGAAACGTCGTGCGTTTTTACTCATTGTTACCTTATTAATGTTTGTACAAAATGTGCCTTGTTTGCAGGAATGTCGTAGAACTTTTCCCCTGCAGATATTTTTATGTTTGGTACGACTACTTGAGGGCTATCCATCACAGTCTTACGCCCTATAACAGCGGCATGAGTTAAGCTGTTATTAAAGACCATGAACTGTGTGGGTTTGGTAAAGAACTTAGCCTTGCGCACAGGTAGGTGGATGGTGGGGAACGTAAACTGCACCCCATGCCATGCTTTCTTCACTTCTACTTCGCAATAGAAGCGTTTGTTGTTGCCTTCAACTATTAGGTCAACCCCATATTCATCAGGATTGTCTTTGCAAACATAACCCATCGTATACCAAAACTTTTTAGCTGTTTCACGGGCTATCCCATCGCATTGATCGAAGTCTTTTTTCTGGAATACTTTGTACATTTGCCTGCCTATTGTAGCTAAAAGCTGCATTGAAGCCCCGTAGCCATTCCTTTGCGTAAAAGCTACGAGGCCGATACTTACAGGTTAGGTTTCCTTCAAAGAAATCTTTATAACCTGCCTCATAAGGGTTTTCCTGCATGAACCTGCCTCAATAATCATGATTGGAACCCTAGCCCTCACTGTTTTTAGGCACTGATATCTACGATTTCGCAGACATCCCCTGTGCAAGCAAAAGTTTGGGATGACTTTGTGCCATCTTCTTTTTCAAACTCTGCTAATGCTGCCCAATCGATCTTTTCAGGCATCAACGACAAAAGCATTTCATAATCAGATTTACCTACTTCCTGATATGGGGCTTGCTGATATGTATGCTCATTATATGGAAGGAACGATACACCTGACATTTCATCAAAATGTTCGTACACAAATGCACCGACAGTAAGCCATTCAGATGGTAGTACATTTATAGTCACGCTAGGCTTATGTTCACACCAGTGACGCTGATAGGCCAACCACATTTTTAGCTGTTCGATAGCTGACATGTCGGCGGTAACCACAGCACCTTCTGGTGCTTTAACAGGGAAACTGAAAACTGTTGTCTGATCAGGCTTCTGTATCTCAGGCGCATTAGGGATGCCCTGTGCTTTCATAAACTCTGTTAATGGGTCTTTGTTATCGCCACGAACAGTACGGATATAGTAAGCACTATGACGTGCATGAATCCCAGAACTACTGTCAGTAAGTTGGGAGACTGTCCCACTTGGCTTAACACAACTTATAGCTGCAGATTGCTCAATCCCAAGTTTATCGGCCCATTCCCTGTTTGTGTCCACAGCACACTGCCGTAACTCTTCAAGTAATGCAGGCAGATCACCTTCTTTACCATTGGTAAGAGTGTTGTCCATTATCCCCGTGAGAGACACGCCCAACAACCGTTCCTCGGCGGTATTTCGCTCCCACACTTTTCGCAAATAGGGGAATTTGGTGTAGGTGGATTGTATTGTTCCCAGAATAGTCGCCAGACGGACTTTTCGTAGAAGATCGCTTTTAGTATCTGTAGCACGGATAACTACCTCACTAAGGTTACAGAATTGACCACCTGTACCGACGATGGGGTTGCCGCTTTTTGGGTCAATTTTCGGGCCACGCAAAATTATTTCACTGCAGGGATTCGTACCAAAATCATAGTTAGGATCACGGCGACCAAACTTTTCTGCTTGCTTCTTTGAAGCCTGACGATTGAAGATACCACGTTCACCAGAGCCGCTTTCTACCAAGGCCATCCATTCACGCATAAATGACATAGGATCAGGCTTTTCTGTGTACGCTACAGAGTTATTTGCTAATGCACGATAACCAAAACGGTAGATGTTGTTTTGGGGTTCATCCCACCATTCCCCAGATTTAGCATGACGCATACGATCATCTGAAAGGTTAGACAGACTAATCATGGCAGAACGTCGTACACCACCTACCACTACGATTTGACCGATCTTACACATTATGTCATGGCAATCGATACTTGATAGACGACGACCTGCAGCCGCCTTGAATTTATCGATGGTAAATTTAAACAAATCTACTAGAGGTTCTGGTCCTGATGCACGGCCCCCGAATGTCTTTAGACGTGCGCCTGCAGGACGTACTTTGCTAACATTCCATTTTGGAATTTCACCTGCCCATAATAGTGACAGTAATTGGCGGTATGCTTTAGCCCAACCTTCTTTGCTATCACGGACTACAATCGTTGTTTCGCTATCAAACAGATTGTCAGGCACCTCTGGTAGATGCTTGATGTATTGACGCTCACAGCTAAAGCCTACGCCTGTGCCGCATAGCAGGATGAACATGGCTTCATCAAAAGCTTTAGGATCATCAATCACTAGATAGCTGCAGTTGTACATACAGGTGTTGTCACGTTCCGCTGCAGGACCTGCAGTCATCATGGACCGCATCGATGGCATGACTTCTAGCCCAAGAATGCCAGATGTAATTTCCTGCTTCGTAGCATCATCAACCATATCGCCTACGATGTTATCCACATAGCGGTCTACGGTTTCGCCCCAAGTTTCACGACGACCTTCATCCTCTAGCCAACGGGCGTAGCGGCTTGTGTGAATGAATGCTTGGTAATCAGTTGGTAAATAGTTGTTCATTTTTGCTCCCTCAAACTAAATCGGATAAATCAGGCTCTTGGTAATTAGGCCCTTTCAGTACTTTTCCGTCTTCACGGTAAATAGGTTGTCCATCCTCACCCAACTTACTCATGTTGGATGCGTGAACACGCCGCACAGCTTCGTCTAAGTCCCAACCGAAAGTCGCTGCCATGCCGTACAAGACGTACACAGCATCAGCCATTTCCTTCAGGACGTGTGCGGGTTCTTCTGCTTCTGCTAGTTCAGAAACTTCTTCTTCGATTAGGTGATAACGCAGCATTGCGATATCGCTCCCCTTCACGAAGTCGTGGTTAATAGATTGACCATATGTACGGGCAAAATGCTTAACCATATCTAATGGTGACTTACCTAAATAGGTATTAGGGTCACGCAAAGATTCCTGTGTATCATAGTAGTATTCATATCCTGGGGTCATAGATGTTCACCCCTTGAATGCATTTCGATTAAATCATCGATGAAAAACTTCATCTTGTTCAGGTCATACAGGACATCTGTCCCATCTTTTTCACCTAAACGGTAGCAAGCCTTGAATATATCGCCACGGCTTTTGCTCATGCCTTTATGACTAATCAAGTGGCGTAGTTCATCAGCATGTTCTGGTAGTTTGTAATACGCTGTAGACAGGCCATCAGATGCAATTTTTTTGCGGTCCTCAACAACACCTACAGTCTCTAGCTCGTCTAACGGGACTCGATAATCACCCACTATTCTATTCCTACTATGCATTATTGTTTCTTATTGAAGGGGATCACGGTGCTTTCAGCGATTGCATCTAGAAGCTCTTCATCAGCTTCAAAATCGATCTGCATATCCCGTTGATCTTGGATTAGTTCGCCTACAGTCCGAAGGTATTCAGAACCTTCCATAATGATATGTGCGGCACCCTCTATCATCTGGTTATAGTGATCATATTCGGATGCGCTCACGCTATCGCCTAGATCATTAAAAGCCTGTATACTGAACTGACCGTATCCTTTTGGTATTAGGTAAATTCCACATACTCTTGGTGGTAACTTTTCTTTCATTTCTTCTTTCCAATCAGTTTGAAGAAGTGTTCTGCGTCGATAACCGCCAGAGGCTTCTGCCGATCTGCTTTTATGATTGCTATTGGTTCAGCCTTGGGTGGGCAGTTGGATTCAGCTTGTTCCATGAACTTGTAGACACTGATGCTTTTCAGGGCCTTACATTCCACAGAATAGGGAAAGAGCTTTCTAGCTGCAGGGGACAGTTGCACGTCCTCACCCCCTGCCCCCATGCTAGTTGACCTAACATCGTCTGGTTCCAATTTAGGAAACAGAGCTAGTATTTGATCTCTTACCCATTGCTGATGCCGACGCCCTTTAGCTTTTGCGCTAGAGGGTTTTATCGCCATTAGTCATCCTTAATGAACCAATACATAGGTGGGTTTTTCGCCTCAGATTTAGGATGCGCCATGTACTTAGCTTTGGGGTAGCAGGCCTGTGTGTAGTCACAGAACTCGCAGGATTTAGGCAAACGCTTCAATCCTGTAGGCTTTGCCCTAAAGGTATCTACAATTGGCTCATACTGACGCTTTAGTGGTGCCTTTTTCTCAATCTGTTCTGCGTTGAACTTCATGTTGAAAAGGTTCATAGACTTTTCCTCTTCGGAAACATCTGCGTCCACAACCACTATTCGTCCATCTGATTTATTGACGACGATCCATCCACCTAGCTCTTTGCCTTGCGCTTGGGCATAACCCGTAAGCTGACCGACATAGCCAAAGGCATCATCCTCTTTTAGACCAGAGTAACCTTTTGACCATTTGTTATCGAAAGCCCACGGACTGCAGGATTTAACGTCATAAATCTTATGATCTATTTCGATATCATCCTCGCCCTTCACCGTGACAGGACCCACAGCCATTTCGACTTGGTTCTTGGCACCTGTGATGTTAGCACCTGCAATCTTCAACATGACGTTAGTGATGCACTCTACAGCATCCCCAATCATCATCTGGATTTTGAAAGAATACGGCTTACGCTTCTTTTCAGAACCCATAGCTGCGTGTTGCAGTTGGCATAGGGGTTTACCGATATTAGACATACGCAGCCGAAACTCATTGTTGTACGGCGTAAGCTGCTTGCGAAGAGCCGCTTTAAACTCTTCGCCTGCCTCTTCTATCCATGCGTCATCAATGGTTAACCCATCAAATTCCTCATTGGATAGCTTGTCCAATATCATATGCAATTGCGCTTCAAGCATTAGGCAACGTCTTCTAAGTCGTTATCCAAGCTATCACCCAAGGCATCTATAGCCTTCTGGTCAATTGCACCCTCTGACAGAGCTTTAAAGTATGCATCACGTACATACTTGGTTTCATCTTTGATGGTTTCGGCAAACACCCGCATAGTATCAAAGATGTCCTGTGTAATAGGCAGAGGATTACTAAGATCAACATCATAAACAGGCGTATGCCAGATCACAGAACCGTTCTGGTTATAATCTAGGGTCATCTTAGCCTGATACTCATGTATCTTTTTACCCTTGGGTAATTTCTTCATGAAGTGGTTATAAAAACCGCTGTATGAACTGTTCTTGTGGAACATGATGACAGGCTCATTTTCATATGTAACCTCTTCACCATCTGCCGTTTTGCCTGTGTATGAAACCAAACCTCTAGTTACACGGTTTTGCATGTCACGCCAGAATTTAGATTCAGCGTATTCCATGTCTTTTCGTTCTTCCCATGGTGGCATGCCGCAAGCAATTGTGCCTAGCATATCAATAGCTTCCTCACGCATATTTGCGATTGGTACAGACTTATTGACTAGCTTTCGTTCACCATCAATTTCATCCCAATGGAAGTATTGAATATGTGAAGCCAGTGGGCGAAACGTAACCTCTTCAGCGTACACTCTAGGCTCTTTGCCTTTGATAAAAAATGTACCTTCGGGGATTTTGTTTTTGTTTGTATCACGTGTACTGTTGTTAATTTTTAACTCTGGTACACGAACCAGTGCAGGACCATCTCCACCACCAGATGATGTCTGTGTCCCTAGAAGTGCCTCAAGTTCTTGTAGTTCATTAGCGTCTACAGTTGTAAGATCATTCATTGCTCGATCCTTTTATTAAGTGGACTTATAGTATGGCATAACTAAGTGGCAATGGTCAAGAATATTCGTCCTGTTCAAGCCAATTTTTACCTCTTGAGATTTCAATCTTCAGAGGCAGTACAAATTCGTAACCCCAAAGCTCTGTAGCCTCTTCGGTGACCCCTACCATAGCCCATGTTAGTGCCTCTTTTACCTGTTCCTCTTCGTCAGGATGGCAGTCCACAACTATACTGTCGTGAACAGTCAAAATCAGTTTAGACTTTAGGTCTAACTCTTTGAACTTGCGGTACGCACGGACACAGGACAGCGGGACAATGTCGGCTGTAGCGGCAGACTGCACAGGATAGTTAACCTGTTGTGTGTAGTTCTTAGTCCTACCGTTTCGTGTACGGCTCTCATTAGGCCAGTAGAACTGCCGACCTGAGAATATCTGCACATGACCGTGCTTCATAACACCGTCTGTCAGGCGTTTGTGGTAAGCACCTAGACCCTTATAAATCTCAAAGAAACGGGTATAGTAATTCTTGATATGCCCTTCATATTGACTGCCCGTTGCCCCATAGATCGGGGCAAAACTGTGTGCCTTTGCAGCCTGTCTGGCATCTTTCGATACCTGAGATACATCACACTCATTGATGATAGAGGCGGTTTGCTTATGCAGGTCTTTGCCGTTCAAAACGTCAGAAATAATCTGTGGGTCACGGGATAGCTCCCCTGCCATAACAAATTCAAGAGAACTGAAATCCGCTTCCAAAATCAGACCGTTAGGGAAACGGCTAATCATGGCTTCCCTTACAGGAAACCCTCTCTTTGGCATGTTCTGAAGATTAGGCGCAGTAGAAGACAAACGCCCTGTAGCAGTGACACACTGATTAAATTGTGTATGCAGGATATCGTCGGACCTAGTCCATGTTTCGATGCCAACAATGAAACTATCTAGGTAGGTATTAATAGCGGATACTTCCGTCATTAATTCTAGGTATTCTACTGCAACATCATTCTTTTTACGTTTGGCCTGAAGGATTAGACTTTTAATAGTATGCTTATCAGTCTTAAATCCATGCACCGATGCGTCTTCAGGGCCTGTAGGATTAAGCTTTAGGCCTGCAGTCTTACCGTTTGGGATATAGAATGCACCAACACCATCACAGTTATCGCACTTGGACAGGTTTTTGTACGGTTCACCCTTTACCTTAAACTTTTTACCGTTTTTCTGACGTGTGATTGACTTGAACTTTTGTATTAGGCCTCTGCCATCACATACATCACAGCATAATGCATCAGTTTTGCGTAAAACCTCTGTGTTTGAGCGAAATGCAGCATCAAACTCTGTTTTAGACATACGTGGTGGGTATTTTGGCTTCTTTGTGATGGGATTAGTGCCGATATTGTACATCTGAATATGTTTTTTCTTATCCACGATGGTACGGGAATAGATAATCTCAGATTTATCGATAGGGCTTGTTAAGCTATAGGGCTTATCACCCATCACTTGCTCTGTAAGGTCATCAAGGCGACGGTTTATATAGTCCCTACGCTCTTCATAACCTTTTTTGATACGTTGGAGTGCTACACGGTCAATTTTTACGCCATTACGCTCAATCTCCACCAGGAACATTAGCATGTTGTGCATTAGGGGTATTACACCGTTAAGGCTTTCGTGTTCAGGCTTCTTGAAGTCCTCTAGCTGCGCCAAATAGATGCTTTCACAGGCTTTTACGTCTGCTTCTGCATATTCAATGACTGTATCCAAAGGCATGGCCTCAAAACCAACACCAGATTTAAACAGTTCATCTACTAAATCGGATTTCTTTTGGACAATCTCATTCATGCCGCTCTCCTTTCTGCCGTAGCCTTCAAGGAAAGTTTGATTGCAACAGAATTACCGTCTTCGTCTTTCTCATAGGTTTGGCCCTTCCGAAGCAGGTATTCACCTATCATGGTGTCGTATATACGATCTGGTATACTGAAGCCCATTTCCATCAGCCACATGACATCAAACTTAGCATTGTGTGCTACAAGCATATCCGCTCGTTCTAATGCCTTAAACAGCGGGGCAGGGTTGTCGGGTTTAGCCTGTTCGTTATGGTAAAAAACAAGGTTCTGTACAGGCTCCCCTAACCAACAGAAATGTGCAGAAACGCATTTGTTGTCTGGGTTAAAAGGTGAGTTATCTATTTTACCATCATGGCGTTGTACGGTCGTTTCTAAGTCCAGTATTAGGATTTTCATTTAATACCCCACAGCTTTTTATTATTTAGTATCAGTGCCTGCACCAGATCGATTTGCTCTTCGATCAACTTGGCTTTTTCATCCCGTGCTTTTCTGTATTGCGCCTGATATTGTTTTAGTTGCTCTTCATAAAACTCCTGTAGATCATGCTCATTCAACATAACGTGATACCTCTGGTTCAATCATTACGGGGATAGTGCCGTGGTAGCCCGACAACTTGTTTTTACTGATGGTTAGGAAACGTGTGTGGTTCGGCTCATCGTCGTCACCACCTGAATGTTTACCTATGCCAATGATTACATCAGCCTCTGCAGCCTTGCCTGTCTTAGACCCTTCGAGCATTGAGAAATCGATGCGGGTCTTGCCCTCTGCATCAGCGGATGCCTGTGATACTGCGATCACTGCAGCGTCATGGCGTTTAGCAAGCTCACGCAGGCTGCGATAAAGCTCACGGATACGCTCATGGGAAGCATTGTAGTTACCTGCAATGTTCACCTTATCTGCTTGGTCAATGATAATGATATCAGGTTTAATACGCTCACAAAAAGCGTTGGTCTTATCTAGGTCCCAATCCTGTGTATCCTTAAAGATCAAACGATCACGGATAGACATGTACATGCTTTTACCTAGATCAGGGTTAGCTGCTATCTCTTCACGGGTCATACCTGAGATCGCCTGTACACAACGAAGCTTTGTGCGGATCGCTTTTTCTTCGTTCATCAGGTACAGGACCTTGGCCCCTTGCTGACAGAAACCATCAGGGCCTGCACAGATGCTAACCATGAATGCTGATTTACCTGTCTCTGGACGGGCTGCTACAATAGCAAAGTCGCCACCGCCAAGGCCGTATAAGTTGCGGGATAAGGTTTCGATGTTAAACTTATATTTGTTTTCATCTGATACCTCTGCCAACATTTCATAGATGTCGTCAGTGATATCGTCACCAAAGTCGTCAGGCATATAGCTATCGCCAATACGCTCTAGCAAAGACTGTAGACGTGTCAGGGCTGATGTATCGCCCTCTGCCATATTGATGCCGATGTTGGCTATCTCGTTACCAATATCCTTACGCCAAAGGCTTGTAATAACATCCGTAGTAACATCATCGCTTAATGTTTCTACCTTCTTTATTTCATCAATAACGTCACGGACTTCATGTATTTCTGCAGTGGTCGCTACAGGGTTATTTGCGAACCATATGCTGTAGATTTCGTCTGGTGTTATGTCGTGCTGATACTTTTCATGCGCTTCTTTTAGTAGATCATAAATGTTTGCATATTCACTGCTAAATAGACTGCGCCTGAGATTTGCCTGATTCGCCAAGAAGGTGGCGTTATTTAGCAGGCTTTTTAGTAAATTTTGTTCCATGTTACTGCTATCCTCATGGGTTTTTATAGTGCCACCCAATATACTGGCAGTTTGGAATAAAAAAAAGCCCCAATCTTTCGATCAGGGCTAATTAAATCATTTGACCAAGATTTAGTTGGTTCGGAACTTCATCTTACTAATATCAGGGCTTTGATCGCCTCTGCGTTCCTTCATATCCACTTGATGGAAGACAACATTTTTATTGTCCTTAATAATCTGTGCAATTGCTTGCTCTAGTTTGTCTTGTTCATCTGCGGCAGCACGAAAGCTACCCCCTTCGATGGTGTAGTCAATGACTACGACAGCACGACATTTCATGATATACACCTTTTCCTTTAGTTTTACGTCGGTACTAGGTTAGCTTCGACGGATATTTGTTATGCAGCAGATCAACTGCGTATGATTGGTAATTATAAGGAAAAGATAGGGGGGCCACTAGGGGGGTTTTGCAGGTCACTGTTCTTTTTTATCCAGTATATTTTTGTACCCCTGATACCCACAGGAATTTTAAATGAGAACCTAGTCGCTCTACGGTTTTGTTTACTTTTTGGACCTTTGCTCAGAAGCCATGCCCATTCAAAGCGGCTTCTCAAGACAATAGCTCTTTTATCTGTCGAATAGTAAGCCATTTAAGGTCTTTCTTTGTTAAACGCATTCTATGGATGCAACTATACTTCCTAGTTAAGTATACTGCCTTAGAGGCCGCATCGCTGTCAAGAACTAATGTTATATTGGTGTAATTACTAAGTGTACTCTTAATGCCATTAGTCAAGGATGTTCCTAATAAAGCTATGCCTACATGGTCTTTTATGCAGGATACTGCACATGCACTAGGTACGTCTTCTACAAGCACCGCATTAGTGCCAGTGCCTACAGCAATACCTTTAGACGTATCACCATAGCTCCACCATTTAGGTGTACGCTTGTCTAAAGCTCTGCCTACAGCCCCTGTTAGATCAGGCGTATAGAAAATAACACGGTTATCTTTAGGCGCATACTTGATTCGTATTAGACCATCTTCGTATGCCTGCAGCGAATTAACAGAACGAAGGTAGTCTATAGCAGGCTGATGGTTTTCTACACGTGTTGTAACATCAGGCATACGCTTTAACGCACGTTTAGCTTTCTGTGTGGGATTACCTTCAAGAAACCTTTTAGCTGCGTCTATGTCTCTACTGCCTGAATAGCTTCCCTTAACATTGCAGGATGCTGAATAGCAGTTCCAGACTAGCTTTCCATCGAACTTATCTACGGTGAACTTCTTATACTTACCGCATGAAGGACAGGTGAGGGTTTTATGCTCACCATCCCGCAAGCTTAAACCTTTTACGAAGTCAACTTGTTCTCTATACCCGTACATTCCATTTCCCCACATTCAACACACAGCTTAACAAAGTTAAAGGTTCTGTTTTCATCATCACTTAGATGTTCAAACTCAGGGTCATCATCGATGTAGGTATACACATACAGATTAGTCCATGTGTTCCTGATTAGAACCTTACAGCATAGATCACACATGATTGTCTTTGGTGTTCTGTATTGCTCTATAGCTTCTAGCTTTAAATCTTTCTTTACTGTCACTGTTTTGCCCTATGGTTAGTATTCTAACCCTCGGCGGGTTAGCCGTAGGATACAAAGATTTGCCGCTTAGTCAACACTTTATTGTGCCATTTAGTTATGGGCTTATCTAAATACACCACCTGCTAACCTATTGATTTATAACGAATCTGGCTATAACCTGAAGGTCGTAGGTTCAAATCCTACTCCCGCAACCAAGTAACTGATATAAAACAATATTCTACCAAGGATTATTTTGATTTTATATTTTTTGAGATTTCAAAAGTCAAAACCTATTTTTTTGGTTCTATTTGGCGAATCTTGAACGCTAGTTCACGAAGCTCTTCAGACATACCTGCACTTATATGTCCACTGAACAAAGGTCTTCTATCTTTGGCGGTAGCGGCTTCACCTGCTATCAAAGAAAAGGTTGCCCCGTCATCTTCATTCTCATTAATCTCAAAGGTTACATGAGCCACCTGAAAGGTTTCACGCTTCACGGCGGGATATCTACCATTGTGTTTCTTATTGCACCGTGAACTCATGCTACTTCTTTCTTTATATGTTCCTCAATGAAGTCGTAGACCACCTGCATATCCATCTTGGCGGCAGCACAATGTAGGACTAGCTTCAGCCCTTCCTCTGCGAGTAATCCACGGGCATGTGCGTCCATGTGAAAATTGTAGGTAGCTGAACCATCTTCGTGTTCCTCTACGGTCTCTACTCCGATTATTCCTGCGTCAGTATTCATTCTTCTCCTATTGATTTGCGGTGAATAGGGTTGGTAATCACCGCAAATTAATCCTTTAACTCATTAAAAGAAAATATACCGCATCAATTCAACAGTTGTAATAAGAGGCCATAAAATGGCTAATGGTAAACCGAGAATTGCTGCGAGGGTTTGATCGCCCCCTGTTTCAAGGGCTTCTGCAATCACATACGCCCACATAAAGAAAGCACCTACAAGGTAGCCCCAGAATATAATATCGGACAGTTTCATCATTCTTCTCCTTATAAGTGAGCCTTTTTACACCTTGCTCAGGGTGTCCACGGTATTGAGTGCATCACAGTTTGCCACTCCGTGTCAGAACTTCGCCGTAAGAGGCCACATACTAGTCAGGAA